GTTACAAGCGAAATATGTTGCTCTAGTTGGTATACTTGAGCGACTAAATGCTAAAAGGAAAAACACAGATATCAGGTTTAATCCGCTAGGTTGGTCTTTGTACGGTTCAACTGGTGTTGGGAAAACAACATTAGGTAAACTCACGATGTTGCAAAGCTTGGCAGCCATGGGTTTTTGTGATGATGAAGGACGAGTAGATGAAAGTAGAATCATCACTAAAGATATGTTTGACAAATACGATTCTACGTGGACGTCAGACATTCTTGGTGTTTTTATGGACGATTTGAACAATACTCGTTCAGAATTCCAAAAAGATAACCCACATACTGCTGTCATTATCAAATTTTTCAACAACGTTGCTGCTCAAGCTGTAAAGGCAGAATTGAATGCTAAAGGAATTGTTTTCATTGATTTTAAGTGCGGAATTGTCACTTCCAATGACAAATACCTTGGAGCACGGGAATTTTCAAACTGCCCTGAGTCAATTTTGCGTCGATTTTATACAGTCACAGTTAAGGTTAAGGAGCAATACCGGAAAAAAGGTACTCTCATGCTGGACACAGAACATCCTCAATTGACAAGTTCAACTAGCCTTGTGCAAGATGTTTGGGAATTGACAGTGGAGGATGTCATAACATGGGAGCGTGGACCGGAGAAGGTCGATTTCGCGTTTCAAATCATGGACGTTGTTTTGGATGATGGTTCAACTATACACTGCAAAGATCTTGGACTTAAGGATTATTTGCGTGTTGTCATTCAATTGTCAAAGAACCACAGGAAAGCCCAAGATGGCCTGCTGGAACGTAGTAAAAACATGAAAGATACAAAATTCTGCACTCGATGTTTCAATTTTCCTGAATATTGTTGCTGTAGCTCTTTTGTCAAGAAGTGCCAAAACAAATCAAAAGATGCTTCGAGCGTCGAGGGTCTCGGTAAAAATGAGATAACAGAGCAGGAAGTTGACCCACATGCGATGGATTTGATTGTAAATGTGGCTCAAAGTGCTTTGTCAACAGCGTTCAGAAATTATGTAAATTCTTGGACGCGACCAGTGGAAATACTGAACTCATTGCTTGGTTACTCTCCTATCAGGAAGATGGCAACTTCAAAAATCGCTAAAGAACTAGAAATGGAAATGAATAATACTGCTACACCACTTCTTGTTGCGATAACTCCGGATTGGTTGTTTCGTACAACCACTTTTCAGCGCAGTGTTGCCGCTTGGCAACGTGCTGCTGCCTACTACGATGTCCGCCGACCTTTGCGCTTAGGCGTATTGGCTGGTTTGGGCACTGTGGCAAGCAGTTTGTTGCTGCTACGTGGACGAA